TCAACCGCTATTGTAAGTAATAATGCTGGCGGCTATGGAATGTCGTTCAGTGTTGACGGTAGTGGCACAGGTTACATTCAAGCCCAAAACTTCACATCATCTACCGCGTACAACCTGTCGCTAAACTCTGCTGGTGGTAACGTAGGTATTGGTACTGCTACCGTCAATAGGAAGCTAGAGCTTTCAGGCAACAACAACGGCGGCGCAAAAGCTAACTACCTTAGAATTACTGATACTGACACCACAGCAACAGCAGATAATCAACAGGGTGGCATTGAGTTTTATGCAAGCGACTCTAGTGCTGGCGCAGGAGTTACAGCCAGCATAGAGGTTTTATACGCGGGCTCTGGTGGAGGCGGCGAGATTACCTTCAACACTGCAGCAAACAGTGGTGCTGGTGTTTCTGAAGCCATGCGGGTTGATGAGTCTGGTAACTTGCTGGTTGCAAAAACAAGCGCGTCTGGAACAACTTTAGGGCCAGAGCTACTAGCAAACGGCCAGATTAATGCCGCTTCTGCTGGTGACTTTTTAAATATGTATTCTACTAGCGCGAGTGCGTATAGGTTTTATGTGACAAACGCTGGCACGATTAATGCCACCAATACAAGCATTCAGGCTATTTCTGATGCGTCATTAAAAGAAAATATCCGCGATCTAGACAAAGGGCTGGAAACTATTAACGCTTTACAGCCGCGTAGGTTTGATTGGAAAAACGGCGATGGCAACGACATTATGGGTTTTATTGCTCAAGAGGTTCAATCGTCATTGCCAGAATTGGTCCACTCTACGAAATACAATGAATCTGAAAATAAATTAGCCATAAAAATGGGAGACATGATTCCATCTATGGTCAAGGCTATTCAAGAATTGTCAGCACAAGTAAATGAGCTTAAAGCCGAAGTAGCGGCACTGAAAGGAGCATAAACTATGTCACACACATGGAATGTAGCAACAATGGACTATGACGTTTCGTCAGGCGGCAAGACTAACGTAGTGACTGTCGTGCATTGGCGTTGCACAAAAACTGATGGGGATCACTCTGGCTCATCCTACGGCACAGTAGGGCTTGAGGCTCCTGGTGACTCATTTGTCGAGTGGGCTGACATTACGGAAGCAACTGCTATTGGTTGGGCAAAAGCTGCGATTGGCACTGATGAAGTAACTGCTATTGAAGCTGCTATTGATGCACAAATTGCAGAGCTTGCTACACCTACCGCTGGCACTGGCACTCCTTGGTAGTCCAATGAATGGATCCTTTATCTTTAATTGCGATGGCGTCGACCGCCTTCAAGGGTATACAGACGCTAGTTTCTCAGGGTGCAGAGATTGAGCATGTTGCACAGAAGCTGGGTCATTGGTATGG